TGATGCCTGACGCCCAGGAGCTCCTACGGATCCTGGTCGACCGGCCCGAGTGGATGCGGCGTGCAGCGTGCAGCGGCATGACGCATGCGTTCTTCCCTGAGGGGTCTGGTCCCCCGCCTAGCGAGGCCCGTCTGATCTGTGAGGGGTGTGCTGTGACGCGTGAGTGTCTCGGCTATGCGGTGGTCAACGGCGAGAACTGGGGGGTGTGGGGTGGTATGGGGCCGAAGCAGCGTCGGCGCGTGCGGGCAGTCGTTTCGGAGTCCATCGAGGCGGGGAGTTACCTGTGACGACGCCACCGGTAACACCGGCAGATGCGGAGGCCCGCTTGAAGCAAGTCGGGCTGAAACCTCGTGAACCCTATGTTGGTGTAACCAGGGCACGCTGGAAAGTCGAGTGCTCCGTCTGTGGTCATAAGGATGCCAAGACACTGAAGCAGATCAACGAAGCAATCAGATGTGGTAGACGACCTTGTGTTCCTTGTGGTCGCGAGGCTCGTTATCAGACCATGATCGCTACTGGTCAAATCAAAACGACATGCACGCTTACTGATCCCATCACGGGTAAACGATGCCCTAAGCCACATAGGTCTAGAGGCATGTGCCAATCTCATCTAGACAAGGACAGAAAGTACGGCGATCCTTTCGCTGATGGCTTCAAGATAGCCGGCAGTAAGCGTCGCAAGCCTGTTGAAGAACTCACAGAACTCCTGGCCTTCATCGGGCACACGATGATTGGCGAGTACGTCAACAACAAGACACCCGTTCTGTGTCGCCACACCTGCGGCGACACAAACCTAGTCAACATCAACAATGTGGTTCAGGGGGCGGTCATAATCGGCTGTAGCACTTGTGGTCGGGCTAACGGCCAAGTCTACGATGGACGTAGTTACACCAAGCATCCCACGTTGGTTTACCTGTTGAAGCATTCCGCATGGGGCGCCTTGAAGGTGGGTATCTGTCGCACCAAGAACGAAGGCAGGCGACTACATCAACATGAGAGAAGCGGCTTTACGCTCGTTCAAGCGTGGCCGTGCCCCACGGGTGCTGCTGCATACAAAGTAGAGCAAGAGGTTCTACGGCATTGGCATGAGGACTTGAACTGTCCGAAGGGTGGCTTTCTGCCTAAAGGGTTGAAGGGTGCCGGCCACACCGAAACGGCCAGCATCCGCAAGGTCGGATTGAAGAGAACCATCGACCACATCGAGGCGCTGATATGACCGCACCAACCGATTGGGTGGAGCTGACAGCGTCGTGCGGTCGATGCGACCGCCAAGACACCGTCAGCGTGCCCCAGGCTAAGTACACAGAGTGGAAGGCCGGTGCCAACATTGCGTGGGTATTCAAGAACCTCTCCCTACAACAGCGGGACGTGCTGATCGGGTCGGACACGACGCGTCCGTTTCCGTACTACCTGTGTGCCCCATGTTGGGACCACACCTTCAAGGAGGACGAATGATCGTTATTGCAGGGCTGCTAGCCATCCTGTTCGGAGGTGTCATCGGCTGGGTGGTGCGCGACATCACGGCGTACCGTCCCCCGTCTAGACGCAAGCTGGAAGTCATCGACGACTACTGGCGTTCCTGGCCTGCCATGTTGCGAGACCTGAGGCGCAACTCGAAGCCGTAACCTGTTGTTAGTGGGACAGCGTCGACCCTAAGATAGATGCTGCCCGTTATGATCCGACTGTTCCTCCGCCCGCCTTTTACTACCCTTTCAGGCGGGCGGGGGAACTTTAACGAAAGGGGAGTGTTGTGACCGACGAGGACCGCCCGAACCTGCGGATGTTGTCGCCTGATGACGCACCGCCAGAAGATCAGATAACCGACTGCCTGTTCGAGATCAGTCGTACATACGCTGTTCTCAGCAGCCAGTACGAGCGGCTCTTCGTGGCCTTCTCGGACAGCGTCCACGGGTCGCCTGAGGATTCGTGATGATCCCCTATCAGGTTCATCTCGACGACTGGACTCTCGCCATGTACGCCACCGACGATGGGCGGCTCACGTTCACGGTGAGCAACCGTGAAGAAGGGGACCATTATCTGACCCGTGTCGTCGGCAACGTCAAGTTGCGCCGCTACTACCTCGGGGAGATGTGCGCCGGCGAGTTGCATCCTTCGCCGTGGCCGACCTTCGAGGATGCGACACCCGACGGGTTGCCAACCGACGGGAACAAGATCACACCGTCGATGCTGGATTCCAAAGCGGACCTCAAAGCTCTCATCGACGACAGCAAGCGGTGGTCTAAGGAGTCGTTCCTCGCGGCAGAGGGCGCGGGGTGACATGGCTGTCACCGTCGAGAAGCAAACCGTGTACCTTGGCGCAGGTTTGAAGAGCACCGGTTGGGTTGTGTGGGATGGGGACACATGGGTCGGGTGGAACCTGGATCGCGACGCCGCTCTTCGGCGGGCGCAGGATGTGAAGGAACAGCAGGAACACCGAGATGGAGAATAACTAGTGAGTGACAGCCACCTGTTCCTGCCTACCTTCGCCGACTTGCAGTCGACTCTGGTGAGGCTCAAGCCTCGGGACCGTATGCGAATGAGGACGATGTTGGACCGCGACCTACAGGAGTTGAGGTCAGAGTTGTCCGACGCCCGCGAGGATGACGTAGCTGCGTTGGTGAATGGTGGTACCCACAGTCAGGCTGAGGTGGGGCGCTGGGCCGGTGTCAGCCGGTCCCGCGTCGCTAAGATTCTGCGGGCCCGCGAGAAGAGGTTGCGCGAGAACGGTTCCATCTGATATATCTGATATCTGATGATGGCCCCGAGGGCCATCTTCTGATATCTGATACGGATCCGCGACGGCTGTCACACCCCCCGTCTAATCTGTGGGCATGATTGAGCACAGGTTCCGACAGTCCTGGTTGAATAACTTCCTGGCCTGTCCCGAGCAGGCCCGCACCCTCCGCAACAAGACGGCTACCGATGTGGCCGGCAGCAAGATGGTGCGAGGCACCGCCGTGCATGCCGCTATCGAAACGGCGCTCCTTGCCCGCATGGACGGCCAGGAGCTGACCACCGACGAGATCCTGGAGGCGTTCCGCTGGTCGTGGGACGGCCTCGAGGGCACCATCGAGAAGTGGAACAAGGGAGCGACCACGCCTGAGGCGACCGTCGGGCTGGCCGAGACCATGGTCAGGACATGGTGCGCCGAGGTGTTCCCCTACCTGAACCCTGTGGGTGTGGAGAGGTCGTTCGAGTTTGTCCTCTACGAGGACGAGGCCCGTCGCATCATCCTGCATGGGACACGCGACCTCGACGAGGCGGACCTGACCTGGGATTGGAAGACGGGCGAGCATGACGCGGATTGGCTGATCCGACGCAACGACTTGCAGTCCATGGTCTACACGCTGGCTCGGGCCCATGAGCGTGGCGACCTGGAGTCGCAGCAGCCGTTCCGCTACTGCTATCTGACCAACGGCGAGCTTGAGATCATCGACGTAACCCGCACCCCTCAGGACTGGGCTGCGTTGGTCCCGATGTGTAACTCGATTGCCGACCTGATCGAGGCGAAACTTCCGTCGTGGCCGATGCGCTACGATGGGTGGAAATGTTCCGACGACTGGTGTCCCAACTGGGCTGCGTGTCGTGGGCAGTACCTGGGTGTCGGCTCTAAGCCGGCGAACTGGTAACCGACAATCCCGAAAGGGGAGAAGAAAATGCTAACTTTTAAAGACAAGTCCATTATCGCTCAGGTGGCCGCCAAGGCGGCGGGCAATATGTGTTCAGGCAAGGGCAGGGACGGGATGACCGAGTACCTCGCCTGCGAAGAGATGGTCTTCAACGCCATCATTGACAGGGTCGCCCATTTCGGCGACTCGGCTGCTGTGCCTGCTGCTGCGGCACCGCCCGTGATGTCTCCCGCTCCGAGCCCCGTTGCTCTGGTGCAGGACGCCTTTCCAGGAGCTGAGATCGTGTTCGCTCCTGGTCAGGATGTTGTCCCGCCGGCTCCGCCTGCGCCTGCTCCTACGGCGGCGAAGTCGGCGGGTCGCCCTCGTAAGAAGACGCCGCTCGACACTAACGGGTTCGTCACCGACGGCAATCAGGCCGCGTGGACGGTGGCCTTTCTGTGTGCCGGCGAGAAGACCGAAGACGGCAAGCTCGTCGTGTTCGACAACAAGTTCAGGAAGGCGAAGGGCGCAGCGAACATCGCTGCTGGGCTGCCGGTCAAGCATGACGGAGGCTACGAGCCCAACGCGTCGGACTTTGTCATCTCGGAGGTGGGCGCACTGAAGTACGGTCTTGGCTCTAAGCGGATCAGCCTGTGGCTGGACGGCGCCCCGACCCACATCCAGGACCGAGACGGTGGCATGCATCCCTTCGATGTGGAGATCATGCACGCACGCTGCAGTGCGTAATGCCCGAGCTGCCCTCCCCCCTCACATCTGAGGAGATAGTCGCACGACTCGCGGGGGCGTCCTCATCCGACCACGGTGAGGGCGCCTCCGACTACAAGTACATCGAACCGACCTCCACGGCGTTCGACTCGTTCGTCGACTACGTCCGCAACGACGAGGGCCGGTTCCTGCTTGGCTTCCCCGAGGTTGACCTCGCCATGCGGGGTCTGGCCCGCGGCGAGATGCTCCTGGTTGTGGGCCACTCGCACAACGGCAAATCCCAGGTGCTCTACAACTCGATAGTCACTGCGCTGCTCAACACTGACGCCCACATCCTGCTGTTCTCTCCTGATGAGCCACGCGAACTGGTCGCTCAGAAGCTGCATTGTATTGCGTATGGCCGCAACGGCGAGGAGCTTGAGCAGCAGATTAAAGATGGCAACGAGGCCGTGTTGGCGGAGGTCCGAGCGGCGTCCCGCAGCCTGTTCGACCGCATCCTCATCAACGACGGGGCGTTGACGTTCACGCAGATGTCGGACACCTTGAAGGAGGCGCAG